CGTTTATATTTTTGCTTGGGTATTCAATAAAGGCACGAAAGAGACAACCATACCGCTTGTGACAGGAAGAATCATAGCAAATGGCATCAGGCAGATACGATTTGAGGGCAACACAGGCGGTGACTTGTATAGTCAGTATGTAGACGAGAAATTGAGAGAGCAGAAGTACAAATGCTCGTGTTCGAGCCGGAAAGCACCGTCTACAATGGCTAAAAAAGAGAAAATCATAGCATATTCTGATGATATTAAGCGGAAATTTATCTTTTTGACAGACCAAAGACCAACACAGGCAGAAAAAGAGCAGGACGCATTGACCGGAGTGGTCAGATACGTTAGAAATGACGAATATCAGAGTGCTATGGATGAATTATGTACCTATTCTACGTTAGGAAAGAACGAACACGATGACGCACCTGACGGTTTGACACAGCTTGAAATGTTTATTGAGGGAGACGGCGTTGCAACAGTTGAAGCGGTAGTAAATCCGTTTTGTAGGGGGTAGAAATGACCGGAAAAGATTGGATTGAGGGCGTAACAGACACTTTATTAGAGAAAAAAGAGCGTTTACAGAGGGAAGATGAACGTTTGCGCACGTTACGAGCAGAGGTTATCAGCACGACAGCGATACTTTATGACGATGATAAGGTACAGACTTCGTGTTCTGATGACAAATTGATGCAAAAATATGTGCTTATGGACGAAATTAGCCGTAGGATGCTGAAAGAAATGGAAGAATACAACGTTTTTCGGTCAAATGCGATACACAGGCTGACCGATATGGTCAAAAATCCGACTTTGGCGTTCATTCTTGAAGCAAGGCACATAAATTTCAAGACAAATGCGCAGATTTCAGACGAATTGAAGCTAAAGGACAGGGCGATACATTACAAGTTCAATAAGGCTTATGACCTGCTCAATTCTATCTACATTTTGGAAAAATATAGAAAATCTTGTTAAAAAGTTGACATTGCACCCCAATATGTTGTAGTTTGATAGTGTGTAATACTGTAGTTAAGCACTTGTGGAGATTCCGCAGGTGTTTTTTTGTGGGGTTTTGTATGGTATTTAACAGCATCGAGCCTATAAAACACAATATCAAGTCGTTTTCAGAATTATGCCACGATGTATATGGGCGCAAGGTCATCCGTACAAATCTTGCAAAGATTACACCGGACAACATATTGACCGATGTACTCAATGCTATATCGGTACACGAAAGAAACAGAGTAGAGATTGACTACCTTGATAGATATTATCGTGGTGACCAACCGATTCTGTATCGAGATAAAAAGGTCAGACCGGAAGTAAACAATAAGGTTGTTGAGAATCTTGCGATATTTATAGTCGATACAAAGACAGCATATATGGCAGGTGAGCCGATTCAGTATGTTCTTCACGGTACAGACGAGAAGAAATCCGAGGAAATCAAGCGTCTTAATACGCTTATGGAATCCGAGGATAAGCAATACTACGATATCGAGTTATGCCGTTGGCGTTCGATATGCGGAACAGCATACCGTTTTATTGACAACGATGTAGAGGGTGACACGCTACTTGATGAAACTGATTTTTCATTTGTAGAGTGTGACCCAAGAGACACATTCGTTGTTTACTATCAGAACGACAGACCTGCTTATGGTTGTATCATCCGGCAGGACGAGGACGGTTCAAACATATACAACGTCTATGCAAAAGGGTTCTATGCAGCCATTAAGGACGGCAAGATTGTGTCTACCGCCAAGAATGGCAATGGTGGGATACCGATAATTGAATATCCGAACAATGCAAGGCGTTTATCTGATATAGAAATCACTATCTCGATGACAGACGAGATAAACAAAATGGCATCTGACCGTTCAAATGGCATTGAACAGTTTGTGCAGAGTTGGGTTAAGTTTATCAACTGTGAGATAGATGAAGATACATTCCATAAGATGCGTGATAATGGCGCACTTGTGGTTAAGTCCAACAACGGTGCAGAAAACAAGGCTGATGTTGATATTCTTACAAGTGAACTCAATCAGACCGAATCGCAGGTAGCCGTTTCAGACTTATTTGAGAAGCTACTTGTAGTACAAGGACTTGCAAACCGTCAGACTTCATCAAGTGGTGACACCAAGGGTGCTGTTGAACTTCGTAACGGACATTTTGACGCAGAGAACAGGGCAGAATTATCAGAGCCTATTTTCAAACGTGCAGAACGTCAGATGCTTCGGATAGTTCTTAACAGATTACGCATCAAACAGGGATTTTCTCTATTGCCGTCTGATGTTGAAGTCAAGATAAGCCGTACCAAGGCAGATAACATACTGACCAAGACGGAATCGTTACAGATGATGCTTGATAGTGGCGTGAATCCGGACAGAGCAATTAAGACCGTTGGAATATGGTCTGACCCCGAACAGGTTGCAAGTGAGAGCCGTGAGAGGATAGATGCTCTGTTTGAATCAAAGATAAGCCAAACCACGCAGACCGAGGTAACGGATAATGGCGAAGATAGACGAACTTCATAATTACGCTTATCCTGATAAATACCTTGACGAGTTACATATATACGATAAATCAAAAGGCGTTAGCGATTTTGACGAGGTTCACAATTACGGTAATCGTGGCGTTACCTATGGAATGGACGAACTGCATCTTTACGGCTCGTATCAGACCGAAGTAACATCCGAGGATGAACTAAATCAGCCGTCCAAGAAGTATGAAGTCATTGATATTGATGAATACTTCGATGAAATAGAGGATTTGGACGAAGAACAAAAAGAAATCCGTAAAGAAATTGCGACAGAGTTCAAAGATATTCTAAAACTCATTTTTGCCCTCATATTAGCTGATTTAAGGGTGGGCAATAATGTTAATGAGGAATTTTACCACTCATTAGCAAAAAGTCGCTTTATGGACGTAATAGACCGCAAATTACCCTATATATCCGTTTCAATCTATGTGGAAATTGAAAAATATATCAATCAGAACATAGATTTGGTCATAGATTCGACTTTCAGAAACCAAAATCAGCCGTATTTCTTTTCCGAAGCAAGGGCAACGAGCATAGCGGTTGATGATGCTATGGCAAGCGTAACTATCGAAGAGTTACAAGAAGCCATTGAAGCCGGATACAAGTACAAGATTTGGGTTTCTATGCGTGATAGGAAAGTCCGTCACAATCACGAAATCGCTGACGGTCAGAAAGTCGAGATTGATAAACCGTTCAAAGTTGGGCGGTGCTTGATGCAAGCACCATTGATATTTGATGAAAACAGCGAATATCAAGACCCAAAAGAGTGCATAAATTGCCGATGCACCCTCATATACAGCAACAAGGCAGATTAAAAGTAATGAGAACACCTACGGGTGTTCTTTTTATTTATAAAAAAGCAACTATGCGTAAAATAGCGAGCCGATGCAGAGCGACCTGCGTTATCAAAGCGAGGGCAGAAAGGAAATGAAAAGTGAATAGAACACAGGCAGCAGAGAACTTGAAGTCTTTTGGAATCGAAGAGCCGACAGACGAGCAGATAACCGCTTATCTGAACCAGGTTGGTAGCGAAACCAAAAAAGAAAAGGACAGAGCCGAAGCATTTAAGGCACAGGCAAGCAAAGCAGACGAGTTAAAGCAGAAACTTGACGAGTTGAACAACGCTAATCTGTCCGAAGTCGAAAAGGCAAACAAGGCAACCGAGGACGCTAACAAGCAGATTGCAGAACTCAATAAGAAGATTGCAAATATGGAACTCAAAGCACAGTTAGCAGAAAAAGGTATTGTTGGTGAGGATGCTGACAACCTTATCGGTGCTGATGGCAAGTTGGATATCGAAACGCTTGGCAAAATCATTTCCGAACGTGAAACCGCAGCCGCAAGTGCTAAAGAGAAAGAACTTCTCGATAGTACACCAAGTCCAAAAGGAAATGACGGCGGTGGAAAAGAAGATGATGTTAAACCTGCCGACCTCGAAATGGCTGAAAAAATCCATTTTGTAAGTGGCGTGGATAACACAAATAAAGATTACTACAAACTGTAGACCAAGAAAGAGAGGAAGAAAGATGGGTAGAGTAATCGAAAATACCTATGGTCAGTCTATCGGCGTTCTCAAATTCTTCCCTTATCAGGCAAAAGCAGTTCTGATTAAGGAAGAGGGCGTTGTAGCTGACGCTGACGGCAACAAGATCGTCAAAGCAGGTACTCCTTATCCGGCTAACGATGATACTTGCGAGGGTTATGTCCTTGAAGATATCGACGTTACGAATGGGGATGCACCCGGAGCAATAGTGTTTGAGGGAACTATCGACAATGCGAAACTTGCAATCAATGGTATTACCATTGATCCTGATGCAAAAGCCGCAACACCGAGAGTTACCTTTATGGACTAAATCCAAGAAAGGAGATTGAAAGATGGCACTCTTAAAAGATTATGCTACAGCCAGAGCCATTGCATCCCTCTGGGATGGATATCAGGCATCACTTGGCGAACCGCCTTATCTTGGACGTACCAAGTTTGGCATCCGTAAGCAGGATGGTCTTGACCTTGCATTTATCAAGGGCAAGAATCAGTTACCTGTAAGCCTTAAGGCATCTGCTTTTGATGCACAGGCAGAACTTCGTGACGGTATCGGATTCTCGACAATCGAGAACTCCATGCCATTCTTCCGTGAATCAATCATGTTTACAGAGAAAGAGGAACAGGACTTTGCTACGTTCTCTTCATTAAGTGCAGACCGTGGCGCAGATATTCTCCAGAATATCGTTAAGAAACCTCTTGATCTTATTCGTGGTGCGAGAGTCGTTCCCGAGAGAATGATTTGGCAGTTGCTTGCACCTGCTGATGGTGTACCGAAGATTCACGTTGTAATCAACGATGAATCATTTGATATCGAGTATATGAGTGCTGCATCGGCGGTTGAGTACAAGAAGTCTAATTTTGTTGAGATCAAGGGCGATTCACAGTGGAAGAACAGTGCGAGTGCAACTCCCCTTGCTGATCTGATTGAGATCAAGAAGAATTTTGCAAACGCAACCGGGTACAGCCTTACAAGATTCACCATGAATCAGGAAACTTGGGCAGAGGTACTTGAAGCCGAAGATACCAAGAAGCAGGTACTTGGCATCCTTGCATATCAGAACGGTATTCGTATGAATGACGAGGATGTTGTACGTTACCTTGCAGGCAAAGGCATTGAGATTGAAGTATACGATAAGGTATACGTTGACGAGAATGGCGATACAAAGAAATTCATTCCTACGGGGTATGTTTCTTGCCAGAGCGCAGGCGTATATCTTGGTGAGTTTGTATACGGCACTACTCCCGAAGAGAGAAGCGGTAGCCTTACAGACGGTACACTTTCTATCGTTGATACAGGTATTGCTGTATATACCTACAGTACAAACCATCCTATCAACACTCATTGTGTTGTATCCGAGATCGGACTTCCTACCTATCAGGGTATGGATAGCGTAGTTTGCATCAATGTTGATGCCGGATCAACACCGTCTGCATAAGCAGATAGCGAGGTAAAGTTATGACTTATGACCACATGGTTAAAGTCAACGGTAAATGGTACGGAGCAGGTGACGAGGTAACCCCCACGTTGCCTGCTTCGGTGGCAACAAAAACCGTTGAACCGAAAACCGAGAAAAAAGAGGTAGTAGAAGAGGTCAAGAAACCCGAAACTACCACAAAAAGGTCTAACAATAAGGGAAACAAGAAATGAAAGATGAATACACAATCTTGCAGAAAATCAAAATACGACTTGGACAATATCATATAGATAACAATTCAATCGTGTTTGACGATGCAGAGTGTGACGTTTATCTGAATGAATTGCTTTCCGATGCAAAAGAGTCGGTTATCAATGTCAGACATTATCCTACAGCATGGACGGAAGAACAAATTGAAAGTGACCTAAAGAAGTATGAGAAAGTCCTTATCAAGTTGGTCATTTATGACTTCAATAAAGAGGGGATGGAATTTGAAAACTCACATACTGAATCAGGTGTTTCAAGGCAGTTCCAGAGCAGAGCAAGGGTTATGGCTGACGTATTACCATTTGTGGATATGTTTGCATGAGAAGAATCAGACACGTTCGATTACCAGAAGCAAATAAGCAGACGTTTTATTATGCGAATTGGTACGAAGAGTCAACTGAATATCAGACGGACGAGGACGGCAACGTTAAACACGTTTTGGTCAATGGCAGAGAACGACCTATAGAAAAGGTTGTACCTGCTCACTTCTCACAGCCTGTTAAGTTTGAAGCAAGCATAAATATGGGCGGTAGAAATGCCGAATCCGTAGAGTATGGCATAGATGTAAGCGGATATAGTGCAATTTTAACAACTCCTAAAGGGATGGTTGATATCACGGAAACAAGCATCATATGGCACACATCAGAGCCGAAACTTAAAGACGGATACGCTGATGAGACAACTTGTGATTATCACGTTGTAAAGAAAACATCTTCGCTCATATATGACCGCTATGTACTTGCCAAAAGGGTTAAGTAATGGGCAGAACTAAAGCACGAAGAACTATAACAGCAGAGTTTTCAGCAGAGGGTTTAAGGCAACTTGCGAAAGAGCTGCATCAATACAACCACAGCATAGAACGAGCAAATGAGTTATTCGTGCAAAGGTTAGCCGAAGCCGGATACAAGATAGCAACGCAACAGATAGTCAAATCATTTCCGTCACTTGACCACGATAAGCCTATAGGCTCGTTGGACATTATAACGGATAGTGATGGCATCGTGTCAGGATGCACATTACAGTTTAGTAGTGAGCAAGCGTTGTTTATCGAGTTCGGTGCAGGTATCCATTTTAACAAAGGTACTAATCATCCATTGGCAGGTCAGTTTGGTTATGGTGTCGGTACATATCCTGGTCAAACCCATGCTTACAATGATAAAGGATGGGCGTATCAAGGCGAGGATGGCAGATGGCATCATTCGTATGGTACAAAAGCTACAATGCCAATGTATACGGCAGGTGTAGAAATGCGAACAAAGATAATCGAAATAGCAAAAGAGGTATATGCAGGTGTTATCTAATGAGGTTTTTGATAAGGTATTCACCATAGTCAAGTATGCTATGGCAGACCTTGAAATAGTAGACGGTAGAGGGGTGTCAGTTCCGAAATGGGCTGACCTTTTTTATGCCCGAAGCGACCACGAATTGATAGATACCCATTTGCCTTGTTTGTCTATGCGTCAAATCGGTGCGCCACAAATCGGTAATGATCTTATGAGAGATACGCAGAACGGTGTTAATTCAACATTTCAAGTCGATGCGTACTCCAATAAGTCTTATGACGAAGCCTACAGCATTATGAATGATGCAGGTGACGTTTTCATACGTTTGGGTTATGCCTTGACCTACGGTGTTGAAGAAATGCCGACAGATAGTGAATCACTATGGCGGTTTACAGCAAGGTTTAACCGTGTAATTGGTGCTAATGAGACATTAGCACTATAACTTTTTCAGAAAGAGAGGACAAAAAAATGGCAGTTGGAACAGCAGGCGTTTCCACACTTGGCGTAAAGTTTGGGTGGGGAATCGGCACAGGAACAACGAAGCCGAGTTCATTCACTTGGCTTGAAAGATGTAATTCTATCGGTGGTATCGCACTTGATACCGAGCAGATAGACGCATCTGCACTTGAAGATGAAATTTCCAAGTATATTGCAGGTCGTCAGGATACAGGTAAAAAGTTAGTAGCGTAATAAATGCGAAGTTACTAATCTGCCGTCTGTCGTGAAATTGCTAATAGCGACAGAGTATAATCACGGAATTAAACGGGAAAATCGTTTGCAACG